GGTAAGGAAAAGTTTAAAACTGTTTTTCCTTTGATAGGAAGAGACTTCTTTAAGATGATCGTAGGATTAGGAGCATCGGTAGGAGTAGTTTTAGCAATTCATTACGTAATCGTTCCAAACGGTTGGTAATCTTTTAAACACCTTTAGAACTCTAGTGTCATTACATTTAAATAATTTATATGGCACTAGAGAATAAAGCATGGCAGAAGTTAAAACGTAAGTCACCTAAGGTGCCGGACATAACTTGCCCTATCATTGACGATATAATATCACGTTTAGAAAAACACCAAGATAAAAATAAAGTTATGACACAATACCAACACGATGTAATAGTTCGTAGACTTGAAAAGCTACGTACTGACAACGAACTTCTACGTGAAGGTGGACAGTATTGGTACGAACTATCTAAAAAGTGGCTAAAGCCATAAGCATATTATAATATGCTAATAACCTTATAAGAACTAACAAATCCTTTTGGTAATATAAATAATAATATGCACTTGACATTATTTGTCATTGTGTTAATATAGTAATACATTGTGATTAACTACAGTCGAAAGACGGGAGAACGCAATGAATAAACTTTTCGTAAACATAAGGTACTTCATAGCACCATTGTTAATACTTGTAACACTCGCAGGAGTGTTGGCAGGTGGAGCATGGGCTTGGACAGGTGTGGGCCTATTGGGAGTAGGCATTATACTTGATACCCTTATCAACGTACAGACTCGTGGAGCAGTTGATGAGAATGGTGAGACCTTAGGTATCCCCTGGTTACAGAATACAGTAATGTATATGATGTTGCCAGTCTTTGTAGCACTTCAGTTAGCTCTTGCTTACCAAATATATAATGGTATGGCAGGTGCAGAACTGTTAGGTGCTGTATTATCAACAGGTATATTTGCAGGCATAGGTATAATCTATGGGCATGAACTATCGCACACCAAAGGCGTTGCATTCGTAATCAGTCGTTGGATGATGGCGTTATCAGGTTCAGCACATTTCTGTTATGCTCATGTGTACAATCATCACTTGGAATTAGCAAGTGAAGATGATCCTGCAACTGCACCTAGAGGACGTGATATCTATTCACACTATGTCAAATCACACTTAGGTCAATCTAAGTTCTTGTTTGAGATGGAGAAGCAAAGATTGAAACGTTTACAGAAGCCTTTCATATCTATTGGTAACAGATGGATAAGAGGTTATATGATGAGTGTTCCTTCACTTGCATTGTTCTTCTTTGCAGGTGGTTGGTTAGGTGTTGCGTGTTTGGCTCTTGTTTGGGTAATATCAAACTTTGAGTTAGAAGCACTTAACTATCTAGAACACTATGGTTTGATTCGTGTTAAAAGCGAGCCAATAGACTATAGACATTCTTGGGATAACTCAACACTATTCACTTCATGGTTCTTTATAGAGATAGGTCGTCAAGCTGATCATCATGACAGAGGCGAAACTCATTTCTGGGAACTAGATGAAGTAGGTGCACCAAACACAGGAGTAGGATACTTCACGTTGTTTGCACTCGCACTAATACCTCCAGTGTTTAATGCTTTCATGAAGAAACATTTAGATGACTGGGATAAAAACTTTGCCACAGAAGCAGAGATAGAGATAGCTAAGAAATTAGCTTAACACTTGGGGGCGTCTTTTATAGGCGCCCTTTCTTGTTCATACTATGTTCATCGTCTAATTGATATATATTATAGTAGATATTTTCTACTGTGGACCGCGGTCATGAGACAACCGGCACTTAACTTTCAAACTTACTTGGAGATTAACAATGGAATGGACTAAACCCGTGATCAAAGAAGTTTCTGTTGGCTTAGAGATTAACTCTTATGCCTGTGCAGAAGTTTAGGTTGACATTATAATATAAAGATAGTATATTATAATTTTAATCAAGAAAAAAGGCTCGAGCTGTAGTTTGGGCCTTTTGTTATGAAAGGACCGGAAAGGATGCAAAGTACCAAGCAACCTTTGGATTGGCATATCCAAGAAGTTCTAACCTGTGAAGTTCTAAGGTTAGATCCTAATAATAAAATGCTTAATAAGTTTTTTGAAATGCAAAACCATCATGGAGCAACTATGAGAAACTTTAAAAAACAATATGAAAAACATGGCACATGGAATCAACCTCAACCTGGGAGTTTACTATAATGAAAACATACAGTTTAGAATTAGTATTGTTTAGCTGGTTAGCTTACAATATCTTAATAGAAATTACTTCATGGTTCGATAAGGAAGAAGTCGAACTACCACCCGCAGTTAACGAAGTAGTGGTGGACAAATGATTGAGTTTATGGTAGTGATATGGTTAGGGTATAACTATGACAACCCTAAAGAAATAGGTGCATGGGAAACTTGTGACGAAGCATATGAGTTTGCTATAAACACACAACCTGAGTTCAAGGCATTTGCTTGTTTTGATTCTGCACACTATATTAAGTACAGAGATAATATCTTAAGTTGGTAGTTAGTTTACTGACGCAGGTATCGTCGGTCTCTCTACAGAACGTTTCCAATAGATCTTAGGATCAAGTGCTTGACAAGAAACTTTCACATACACACGTAGGTCTTCTCGAAGTGAGGGGATAAAGTTAGTGTCAGCATATTGTTTGCGTTCTAAACATTCTTCCATTGACTCATAGGCTATGCTTGACCAACCATCTGGTTGAGCAAAGTCTCCGGGTGTCCAGAGGCCGTTAAGTAAGAAATAGAATACTAACCAAGTCTTCACGGGCTGTTTCTAGATGTTATCTTTGTTTGGTACTATAGAACTCTTACCAAATAGGTCAACTGCTTTCCAAGATGAATATATCTTCCAATGTGGAATTGAAGGTTGTGCATCTTTCATAGCATGATAAAATACTTTATCAGAAGCTTTCTTAGCCTTTGCTATAAGATCTGTATCTTCTTTGTCCTTCATCTTCCAACGATATTGTCTGATAGTCTTGTATAACAAATCGTGAATGATTGCCGCTCTGGCTACATCAAATGGAGCAATAAAGGCCCACATAGCTCTTGGTACTGAAGCTAGGTCAGTAACAAAGCCTGTTGGTACAGTTATTGTTTCAGTTTTATTAGTATCTCTTTTAACTTTGACACCTACACCTTTCAACGAATCTATCTCATCAACTGTTAAGTCCGCTGAAGTGTATGACAAGTCTCTTCCTAATACCCATTTACGAGGTGGATTAAACTCTGCCATTATTTTATTATTAAATGTTCCCATATACTTGCCCTCTCCTTCTGCAAGTATATTTATCTGCTAATATAATTTATATGTAATTGGAGCGGGTGAGGAGAATCGAACTCCTAGCATCAGCTTGGAAGGCTGAGGTATTACCACTATACGACACCCGCATATTAAGTTGTATGCTACTTATACTACTATATAACAATGTACCTGTCAACCGATTTTGTGAAACTTTTTATTTTGATAACACTAAATACAGTATAAGGGAACAAAGCCATGAGAAAACGTACACGATCAATACTAGAAGAGTTAAACAGCATTCATAGAACTACCAATAATGATGCTCTTATCCAATCTACTGGTAATAACATTATTGAAAGTGCTATCAATCTGCTTAATAGGGTTACAGAAAGCTATGATCCGGATACCGCACAGGAGATCGAAAGACGTTTTATCAACAGTATTAGAAGCGGAGACCCTCGTAAGTTTAAACGTGGTATAGATAAAATAGTTGAAGCAAGGAAATCAGATGATACTAAATGAGGGTGGTAACGTATTCAAAACAGCAGATGGTGCCGAAGCAACACAGCGAATAAACAAAGCTGATGTAGAGCCTACACTTAAATGGCTGGAGAAAATCACAGGACTTAACCATATAGATTTTATGCTAGGATCAACTGGTATCAAAGATACATCAGGTGACTTAGATGTTGCAGTTGATAAAGCAACTGTAAACAAAGATGAGCTAGTAGGAAAACTTAAAGCCTGGAAAGATAAAAACGCACCTAATGATGAAGACCGAGCCTGGATAGCAAAGACAGGTATTAGTGTACATTTCAAAACACCAATCAATGGAGATCCAAAGAGAGGATTTGTACAAACAGATTTAATGTTTGGTGATCCTAAATTTATGAAGTTTGCCCTACGTGGTGCGGCTGACAGTGAATTCAAAGGACAACATAGAATGATCATGATAGCCAGTATTGCAAAAGCACAAGGTTACAAGTGGTCACCAACAAACGGATTAGTAGATAGAATTACTAACGAACCTGTAACCAAAGATCCAAACGAAGTAGCAAAAACTTTGATGGGTGATAGTGCAAGTGCTGATGACATGAGAAGTGTTGAAACTATCAACAACAAAATTAAAACAGATCCTAACTATGAGAATCTAGTTAAAGATGCTAAAGACTACTTTGAAAAAGAAGGACTTCAGTTACCGTAATGAAATTTAATGAATTCAATAATATCCTTAGAGAAGGTGCTCGTATAGATCATGCAGAAGATGTTATCTTCTGGGAAGGTAGTACAGGAGCGAAACGTGTTATTGATTCTATTATAGGATTAACAAAAGGAAATACACAGTCACTTACAATCAAATGGGACGGCTCACCAGCAGTTATATTTGGCAGAGATGACAAGGGTGGGTTTGTGTTTACAGATAAATCAGGATTCGTTGCAAAAGGTTATGACGGTAAAGCAAAGTCAGGTGACGATGTTGAGAAGATGCTCTTAGGCAGAGGCAAAGGCCAAGAGAAATCAGATAGTTATAAACAATTTGCAGGCAACATGAAATCAGCTTTTCCAATATTTGAAAAAGCGATACCAGAAGATTATAGAGGCTACTTCAAAGGCGACTTATTATATTTTAACACACCAGAAGACAGTAACGGTGCATTCACCTTTAAACCAAATATTGTTTCCTATACCGTAAAAGCAGACAGTGACATAGGTAAACGTATTTCAGTTAGTAAAGCAGGGGTTGTAATTCATAGAATAGTTGACCCGGACGGTAGTGAAAAACCTTTAACCGATTATGATATATTTCAAGGTAACGAATTGTTAGTGTTACCTCCAGTCACTGTACAAGAGCCACCACAAGTAGATATGGGTGGCGTTAATAATATCAGTGCAATCGTTACTAAAAATTCGTCAGCAATAGATTCATTACTTGATAAGAACACATTAAGACAAATGAAGATGACAGACTTCTCGCAAGTATTATATAATTATGTAAACAGTAAAACAGATACAGGATTAGATAACTTAGGCAAAGACTTTATGCAGTGGTTACAGAACAGTACGGTTTCTGCACCCAAGAAGGCAAAGATGACTGAGTATGTTAAGACAAACATTAAAGCCTTTAGTGCTTTATGGCAAGTGGTATCAGGTATTATGAAAGTTAAAGATAATATTATTGATCAGCTTGAACAACAACCTGCTGATGTAAAAGCATCAATAGGAGACAAATCAGGTGGAGAAGGTTATGTACTGGCTCATCCAACTGGTGATATTAAATTTGTTAATCGTGCTGGCTTTAGTGCGGCTAACAGAGCAGTACAAAGATAACGGAGATAAACAATGAAAGCAAATGACTTTATAAAAGAAATTGATGCCGTCGATCAAGACGCCATTGATGCTTTAAAGAAACAAATGGATCCAGCTGATGATGACGAAGCTGGAATGGATAAAGGGTTCAAGAAAGAACCTATGATTACACAATTAGGAAAAGTGTTAGACAGCAGAGGAAACCCTAACCCAATCAAAAAAGTTGTAAGTGATAGTGGTAAGAAGTATGATATTACTCCTGAGAAAGCACAGACCCTTAAGATGATGTTAACTACAGATGCAGTTAAGCCTGATGTTAAAAGAAAGTTTACAACAGACATTCAGAACGATGAAGTACTAGGTATGATGCTTGATGCTAAAGATCAAAAAGAAATGATTGGAATGTTTAAAGCGGCATACATGAGTGATGGCGGAAACAAAGAAAGATCAGCTTATACAAGTTAAGAAGGAATAAGCAAATGGAACTAGAGTTTTTATCAGAACTATACGAAGCAAGAATGACCCGTAACTCGGGTGACACAGCAAAGCTAACTTATAACGATTGCTGTGAACGATTGTACCTAACTATGTTGGTGCTTGAAATTCTTAGCAAGTATCCAAAGTATATGCCTTATGCAAGAGCCTATGCAAAGAAAACTAAAGACATAAACTATAAACGTTTTCAAATGCATGGCACAGACTTACATAACTTCATTTACTTTGTGAATGGTGATGACGAAGCCTTAGCAAAACTTAAAGATCCTGATAGTGCTAGAATGGTAGCAAGAAGAACTACACTACCGTTAATGAATATCAATAGATATCTAACAACACTATCAAGCGGACAGGTATCAAGAGCCGGTGAAACATTTATGAGTATAGAAACTGCACTCAAGATCTCCAATGCAGATTATAAAGCCACTCGTAGATACTTAGGAAACTTTGATAGACTGTCAACAATGGAAAAGAAAAAGGTAGCAACTAGATTAGCTCTTGCTACCAGAGCCAAACTTAGAAGTAGTGATATAATCATCTACATGGAAGAACTATTAGCTGAACGTGACTTAGAAACAAGATCAGTTAAAGACAACGAGCCAACTATCTCAGTAGCTGACATAGGTGTATCAGGACAAGAACTTTCCATGTATAGATTCTTAGTTGGTTCAAAGAATTTAGTAGGTACTAAAAAGTTTTTAGAACTTGCTCGTAGTGGAAATAGTATTCCATCTACCTTTGTAAAACAATACCTACCTGCCATTAAAGTAATAGACGATATAGTAAAAGCAGGGCCAGGATACGTACAAATGTTAAGATCTTTACAAAGTCGAGCTAAAAAACGCCGATAACAAGCTATTTTTCCAAAATCTTATAAATACTAGTAACATATCACACAAGAGAAACGTGTGTATGGTCATTAGAAAATAGGAGAAATAAAATGGCTGGAATAGGAAGAGTAAATGGATTCGGCAACTACGTTGTTGGAGCATACAGATCAAGTGCTAACATTGGCGCTTACAAATTAACAGTACAAAATGCATCAGATTCTGCACAAGATATTAGAGCAGAAGACGACGCGGCTAACGAAGTTGTTGAAGCAATCATGATGGCAACAAATGCAATTGGTTCATCTTTTGCAGATGCTAACACAGGTGTAGCAACACTTTTAGTTGACGACACTCAGTGGGACGCGGCTTCTTTACAAGCGGCAATCAGACACTTAGGAACAGCAGTTGGACCAAACGACATTGACGTTACTGGTTCAGACGTTGTTGCGGCAACTACATTAACAGCGGCGTAATCCAAAGTTAATTAGTTAGTTACTGAAACTAATATAAAAGGGCGGTTCATTTATTGTTCCGCCCTTTTTTTATGACTATAAGTATGAGTATGAACTTTGAGATTGCTACATTAATAGACATCACCCAAACAGGACAGACTAAATTTAGAAGCGATGATAGAACTGCTATCAGCCAACAAGCTAATTGGAACACGTTTCTACAAGTTATCGGCCTGAGGGCTAACCCTTACTTTGACACAAAGCCAAAATGTGTTGAAGACGTTGATATCACAAATGGTGAGTTTGGATCAGAATATACAGGTAAGCAAAGGCTTTGGTACTTCAAGTTTACCATTGAACAAGAGGACGCACTATCCGTAGATTTCCTCAAAGATGACTTTGATTTAGTACCAGTAATTGCTGGATTGACAGAAACTATAACGATAAATAACAATGCGTTTCGTACAAAGAATGATGCTACTCGTAACATTATTTTTAAATTAGTAGATAATGAAACGTAGGTATCTAATAAATATTAGTGCATAGGCAAACATTACATCTAAAATTAAAGGCGATTAAATATAGGCCCCTTCCACGATAGAATAAGGAATGGAGAGAGAGATGGCAAGAGCCACAACATTAGAACGAGAAAACTTAGAAGCACACGTTGATTTGTGTGAACAAAGATATAATAACTTAGAGCTACGACTGTCTAAAATTGAGACTAAAGTAGAACATATCCACGCCGATATTACAAATGGTAATAAATCAATGGTGAAAGTTATTATAGGTGCTACTGGCACAATCGTTGCTGGACTGCTTTCAACCATAGTCGTAATACTAGTTACATTAACTTAACCTTCCTTAATATAATACTTCCCCTAAAACAAACATAAATACACGTATGCTAGTACGTGAGATATATGAATCATTAACTGAAAAGCAGATATGGGCAAGATCTGGTAAAAAGGTCGTGCGTAAATATCGTTGCACAGTTGGTAGACGTAAAGGACGTATCGTAAAGCAAATGGCACAATGCTTTGCGGCTCCTAACATGAAAGCACGACTAACAATGAAACGCACTAGAGCTAGAGTAGGTGCTCGTATGATGAGGAAGGCTAGACGTACAAAACGTACCAACCCAGCTTCACGTAGAGTACAGGCGTTAAACAAAGCAGGCGGTAGATAATGCTTATCAAAGAGATAATGACTGAATCTATCAAAGAAGGTGTTATCCAAATTTGGGGTAGAAACAAGGGCAAACTTGTTCGCAAATACAGATGCACATCTGGCTCACGTAAAGGACGTATTGTAGCTCAACCGGCAACCTGTAATGCACAGAAGAAGGTTGGTAGTGCATTAAATATTAAGAGAGCTAAAGCACGTAAAGGAAGTGTAATGAAAGTTAAGACAGCACGTATTAAAAGAGCTGGTGGATTAACTAAAAGACTAACTACTGCTAACAAGCCACAGACACAGAAACGTTATAGAAAGGCTCCGGCACGTAGAAAGAAATTTAAAACTGGAAGAAGAAAATAATGAGAGCAAAGGATTTTACAAAACCCGTACAAGAACAAGAAATTGTTGAAGTAGTTCCTGCATTAGCGGCCGTTGGTCGTGTAGGTGCTAAGATGGGATCAGCCGCGGCCAAGGCTGGAGTAAAGATGGGAGCTCAATTAGGAAAGGTTGGTGCCAACAAAGCCAAAGGCATAGGTACCAAGGCAGTTAAAGCTGTTCAACAAGCACAAGACAAAGTCACACAGGCTATCCTTAAAAAAGGAAGTAAATTAGCAATACCCACTCAAGGGGGAAAAGAGACTGAATTCGATATAGATGATATTAAAGGTGATATGGTTACATTAAAAAATCCATTAGCCAAAAAGGGCGAACCCACAGCATTTGTATACAATAAAAAAGAATTAGATCAAGTAGTTAAACAAAAAGCAGACCAGGCAACGGGTGGTACTAACCCAATGGCTGGGAAGGTAGTATAATGAAGATAAATGATTTATTAGGCGAGTTCAGTATTCATACAAGTAATGAGGAAAAGGAAGTATTAGAAAAACTAAAACATCCTGTTCCTATGAATGCTTTCCCTGAAAGAGAACAATTCGTAATCGAAGCACTTATAAGAAAAGCTCTTATAACTAAAGTAGATAGAAACGGAATGACAGTGGTAGTTGCTAATGAATCCGACTAAACTTCAAGCAGACTTAGATGAGATCATGGAGAGTGGCCTTAAGAAGGTTCATATTCCATATGTCAAAGGCAAAGGTAAGTCAGTACGTATTAAGAATACAATATTTAGAGAATCCAAAAAAGAAGGAGGATTCATACTATTTGATGTAGCAACACATAAAAGGGTAGCTACTACATTTAGTAAACGTGGAGCAATAGCATATTCCAAAGCTAGAGCTAGGAACAATCCAACTGTGGCAAATGAGGTGCTTAGATTGGATCAAACACTATGTAAGCACTATATGGACAGCTTATTCCACAAGCATACTATAGAGCAAACAGACGATGAATTCCGCAGAGATGCCGCAGAAATGCGGTTTGAACTGGCTAAAGACCATACTTGGAACTATATCTGCCAATTAGACGAGTATATCTTTGACGACTGAAGATAAATAACTATAACAGTTAGGAACGAGAGCTATGAAAATAAACGAACTTAAGATTGTATCAGCTAAAGACTTAAATGAGTCATTGGCAAAAACTTTTGGAACGAAATTACGTTTGCAGGACTTTACTAATGAACAGCTTGAAGATGCACGTAATAGACTACGTACACAATTAAGTCAAGTTGAAACCAACGAAAGTTTCGATACAGTTCATACAAGTGATGCATACCAAAAAGGTAGAATGTTCCTAGACGTAATCAACCAAGAAATGCACGAAAGAGCTAAAGCAAAGCCAGACTATATCGATATAGATAAAGATGGCGACAAAAAAGAGCCAATGAAAAAGGCTGTTAAAGATAAAGAAGCTAAAGAAGATGTAGCTGACGAAGATTTAACTAAAGGCCAAGAGAAATTACCAGCAGGCTTAAAAAAAGCAATACTTAAAAAGCAAGGTAAAGACGATGATGCGGAAGACATTAAAGAAGGTGCTGAAGAAGCCGCTACTTTAACAATGGCCGCAAAGGACATGGTTGACAGAGTTACAGGCTGGATGGAAGACACAGCAGAAATGCAAACTGAATCAATGCTAGAATTAGGCGATAAGATCAGAGACGAACTTGGTTCTGAAAAGAGCGAAGAATTCATTAATACTGTAAAACCAGCATTAGAAAATTTATACACAGTTTTTGAAACTACTAGAGAAGCACTAACAGGTGGCGTAGCCATTATAACAGGCGAAGGCGCTCCGGCAACAATGGGTGCAGACCCAGAGGCTCCAGCAGAAGATCCAGAAGCTGAGATGGAACCAACAGTTGATGCGGACGCAGGTGCTGAAGAACCAGTAGCAGATGAGTTTGGAGCAAGTGAACCTGCAGTTGGTGGAGAAGAACCAGCTGATAGGGAAAAACGAGAATCAGTAGAACGAAGCAGAAGATTAGGTCAGATGTTAACTGACTCAAAAAAAAAGGAAGTAGCTCAGCCAAAAAAGTAACTGAAGCTACCAATTCCAAAGAAGCACTCGTAAATATTTTTAGAAACACAATAGGTAGTGCTGATTCACAAAGTCAGCCTGCCTATCTTTCTTTTGAAGCACTCAATCAATTAATGAACAATATGGATATGCAACAGTTTGATTACGATGGATTCAAACAAGTGTATGATGCCAACCCTGATTTACAAAATCTAGTTAAGAACTTTGATGAGAAAGGTGTCACACTTGGCACCAAACAAGAAGCTGACAGTGATGCTCCTGTCCAAACTGATGCTCCAGATGAAGTTGACCAAATGGCAAAACGAGCAACCTCCGCCAATCTTTAATTGACATTTAACTAATTTTGTTATATACTTTGTAGAAGAGGTATATGAATGAGCGAAGTAAAAGTCCTACCAAACCTGGTATGGAAATATAATTACGAACCTGGATTCGATATAGAACAATTCTTGGATTATCAATCTAAAGAAGCTGAACTACATCAAACAGAAGCAGATGGCGGAAAGTCAACTGCCGGTCATCCTAATCCTCCACACGAATGGGACTGCAATAAAGATTTTATGACTTGGCTAAGGCCAAAGATAGAAATCTGTTTACGTGAATGGGACGTTCAGTATACAGATATCGTAGCTACAGGTAGTTGGACCAATATACACAATATAGATGCTCATACTTTACCTCATGAACATGGTTCAACTAATGTAGTGGTATCTGCTTATGTACAAGTTCCCCAAGATAGCGGAAACATAATGTTTGAACAACTACTGAGATCACAATGGTGTGCCTACTCAAGGATACCAGAAGGAACAATACACGACTACTGGAGAGAAATTAACGTAAATACAAATGACGTACTACTATTTCCTGGTTGGATGACTCACAAGACTCAAGCAAGTAAAAGCAGTGGAAATAGAATAACCTTTACTATTAATTGCGATGGTAGAGACAGGGGGTAATAAAATTATGACAGATAGAACAAAAGAAGAAATTATAAAAGAAATTGAATCAATAGTTGAGAAGAGTATTCAACCAAGTGTAGAGATGCACGGTGGTGTTGTTAAACTTCAAGACTTTGATATGGAAACAGGAGTTGCACTTATGTTAATGAGTGGATCCTGTTCAGGTTGTGCAAGTAGCACAGTAACATTGAAGCTAGGCGTAGAGAATATGCTTAAACATTATGTACCCGAAGTTAATGCAGTAGAGGGTATGGACGATCCTAACTTTAACGATCCGTATTATACAAGTTGGGATAACCCAGGAGGATGGGAAAGGGAGTAGTATGACAACTGAAAAGACTGAACACATAGCACCAAGTAACTTTGCAAACAGAAATCCTAATTCAAGCACAGACTTTCATAGTGCAAGTAATCAATGGATCATAGATGTGAAGTGTCCTTTCTATGATGAGTTCCTTACTTTATTTGAAAGTGATGAGTACAAGGGAGAAGATGAAAGTAAGATTAAAACTACGTTCAGAGGATATCAATATGATGTTACTCCTAAGAACTTGGCTGAGTGGGGAGGAGAAGTTGTACGTTCAGATAAGATGAATCCTGACACACCAGAACAAGTAGGCTTTCCTAGTTCAAAAACATTAAACGAAACAGAATTTGAAGTAAACAAAGCAAACCCAGGTTCCAACTTTCCACCAATAGATCAAAACAAGTTTGACAAGCTCAATTGGGATAAGCTAGTAAACTGGGTAATGAAACAGATTAGAAGAAATAGAATACCTGTTAAGAGTATTAAGGTTAGCAAGTGTTGGTGTGTAGATTACAACGACGGTGGCTATCAAGCAATACACAATCATGGTCCGATGTGTATTAGTATGGTAATGGCTATGGATTCACAACCTACGACAGGAAGTAACGAACAGTCAGCAGACAACGGTATGTTATATACTTTAATGCCTAATCCAGATGGCACACAGGTTATGACACAGTTTGGTCCTTACCCAGGTAGAACTGTAATATTAGATGGTAGAGTATGGCATGGAGTATATCCTGCTAAGGCTCCACGTAGAACATTTGTTGTAGACTTTGACTTTGAATACTATGCACCTGATGAAGAAATACCAGGCTTGGTACATACACTAGATCCTGACAGACACGATTGGCACAAAGATGGATAATAGTCACTTCGCTCCAGGACAATTTGTTATTGAAACAGAGTACCCTGATTGGGAGAATATCAAACACGTCATGATTAGAAGTTATACGGAAACTACAGACTATCCTGATAGAACACAAAATACTTGTGATATCAATAACATCTCTTTAGGATTCAGCGATTTCGTAATTAAAAAATTACAAGACAACAATATTCCGATTGAACAAATAAATGCTATCCACAGTTGGTACATTGACTATAAACCAAATGGGTATCAGAAAGTACACAATCATACAAACGAAGATTCACTTATTAGTACAGTGATGTACTTCGAAGAATCAGATGGTAGTTTAGTAACGTTATTAGGACACACGAATACTGAAGTACAACACATAGAAATAAACCCAACCCCTGGCAAACTAGTAATACTTAATGGTAACGTAAATCATTTAACATATCCTAGTGCCAATAAGAGAAGTGTTCTAGTTATTAATTTTAAAGCGAGATGGAAAGATGAGCCTAATAGTACAGAAGTTTGATTACAAGGAACTAAAGAAGCAGTCAGTTGAAGGTAAAAGACTGTATGCTTGTCCTGACGGTAATCATGTTGCTAGTGTTACAACTATATTAGATAAAACCAAAGACAAGACTGCTCTTATAGAATGGCGTAAAAGAGTAGGTGAAAAGAAAGCACAGGAAATTGTTACAGAGGCCGCAAGTGTAGGTACTCGTATGCACAAATTTTTAGAGGACTATGTAGAGACAGGTGAATGGCCTAAGGCAGGCAGTAACCCTTATAGCCAACAAGCAAACAACATGGCTACAGTTATTAAAGACCAAGCATTAGCTAATATTAACGAAATATGGGGTTCTGAGGTAGCATTGTACCATCCTAAGATTTATGCCGGCACTACAGACCTCGTAGGCGTGTTTAACGGCGTGGAATGTATCATGGACTTTAAACAAACAAACAAGCCTAAAAAGGAAGAATGGGTAGATGATTATAAATTACAATTAACTGCCTATGCATTAGCACACAACGAAATATACGGCACTAACATACGTGAAGGACACGTTTTTATGTGTTCTCGTGATGGACAATACCAGCAATTTGATGTATGGCCAGATGATTTTAAAGGCTGGGAGTCAAAATGGTGGGATCGTGTGTATAGGTACTATGACCGTTTCGCATAAATACTTGTAATAAGGAGCAAGTAAGTGGCGATAGTACAAATTTCAAGAATACAAGTACGTAGAGGTCAAAAGAACGTTGGATCAGGCGTACCACAATTAGCAGGTGGTGAGTTTGGTTGGGCAGTAGATACACGTGAACTTTACATTGGTAACGGATCAGTATCAGAAGGATCTCCAGCAGTTGGTAATACAAAAATATTAACCCAACATGATAACTTATTCAGCTTCGCAGATCAATATACATATCAAAAAGAAATTACTACAATGCAGACAGGTACAACTGCTATGTTACCTATCACAAGAACACTACAAGAAAGACTAGACGAAGATGTAAGTGTCAAGTCATATGGTGCAACAGGTGATGGGTCAGATCAAACAGTGGTATTACAAAGAGCTATTGATCAATTATATTTAAATTCAGCAACAAAAGGTTCAACTGCAAGTAGAGTTACATTAACAATACCAGCAGGTGAATATCTTTTAAGTGCAAGTTTGAAACTTCCACCAAACGCATCTATCGTTGGTGCAGGACCAGACAAAGTTAAAATTACACAAGGTGCCAATGCTCCTGTATTTGAAACTGTAAACTCAGGATCAACACCAGGAAGTTATGCACAAGACAGTTCAAGCACAACATTGAACCAAGCACAGAACATATTGTTAAAAGGATTAACAATAGAACAAAATACTACAAACACAGGTATACTATTAACATCTTGTAGAAATAGTATCTTTGAAGACTTATGTATCCGTGGTACATGGACAAGTGGATCAACACCAGCATCTAATCAAGTTGGTGTTAAGATGATAGCATTATCAACGGCTGTGTCTTGTAACAGAAATGCTTTTAAAAATGTATTCTTCAAAGGACATAGCACAGGTGTTATGTCAGACTTTGATGTTGTTGAGAACGTGTTCGACCATTGTGAATTTGACACACTAAGATACGGAATGGTGTGGGGAGAAACTACAAGCATAGGTGGCCAAGGTATGGCAACAGGTCCACAGAGAAATGTTGTACACAATTCAGAGTTCCATGATATTGATAGACAAGCATTATGGGTACACAAAGGACAATTTAATGCTTCACACAATAACAGATTTAAAAGTGTAGGTAACAATGGTGGTACAGAAGGTAATGCAGTTTATAGTGTTATACTGTTTACAGATGGTACTGCTCTTTCTAATTCATCAAACTCAGATTGGTTTGATAGAACAGCAAGTTTAAGTTATGATCAAAACTTTATATCAGGATATGCTTATATTCCTGAAGTAGAAGGCCCGGGTGTATTTGACAACGAATTTAGTTATAGGTTTCCTGTAACACAACAAAACGTTGCAACAAGAGTTTTAAGAGTACCTGGCTATACTACTAGAAATATAGAAGTTGAATACATATACAAAAGTTCACAGGTAAATGCAGTTAGAGAAGGTAAACTAGATATAGTATGTAATATTGCAGATGGTACAACAAAGATTACAGACGACTTTACATACTCAGGTGCATCAAGCTATGAACTAAACTTAGAATTTAGTGCTTCACTAACAGATGAGAACAGTGATGCAACTAACGACACCGTAGTTATTTCAATGAAGAATACGACTACAAGTGACACAGGCGATATATTATTTAGAGTTAGATACAAAACCTAATCATGCAAGAAAATTACGAGCTTAGGCTTGTTAACTGGACAAAGTTTCGAGAACAACTAGAGGTAAGTCTGAACCCATTCCAAGATGTTGTGGATTATTATAACAAGCTACCCCGATCAAAGTTAAGTATAGACCCATGGGATATAGACACATGGCCTACTCCTTGGGAACTACTTGCTCAAAACAGCATTTGCGACTTGACAAATAGCTTAGGGGTGTGCTATACTTTACAATTAACTAATAGGTTTTCTCGGAGTGAGTTCGAGATACATATAGTTAGGGACTACGATAATGAGGACGTTTGTTATCCTGTTTGTATCGAAAATAATATTTTGTGCTACAAATATAATGAGGTTGTTCAAAAGGATGAATTACCCACACATTTTGTTTCACAACGCATTTATAAGATGCCGGCACTACAATAAATACATTATCAATTAGGAATTAAAATTAACAGGAGCACGTAGAATGTCAAATGGCGTTGGTATACAAATCAAAAAACGCGATGGTTCGGTAGAACCCCTGGACATTAGTAAAATCCACTTTGTTGTTGAAGAAGCCACCGACGGCTTAACAGGCACCAGTGCATCGCAGATTGAAATGACAGCTAACATTCAATTCTATGATGGAATGTCCACAGAAGAAATACAAGAGATATTAATTAAATCTGCCAACGATCTTATTACGTTGGAAAATCCAAACTATCAATATGCGGCGGCAAGACTTTTGCTTTACCCTATCTATAAAGAAACGTTTGGTCAATACAATCCAGTACCAATAACAAAGATTATTGATAGAAATATTGCTAGTGGAGTATATGATGCTAACATCAAAGAGAAATACTCCGATACAGAATTAAAACAACTTAACAAATACATCAAGCATAACAGAGATGAGAACTTTACGTATGCAGGGCTTCGACAAATTGTAGACAAGTATCTTGTCCAGGACAGAAGCACAGGAGAAATTTATGAGTCTCCACAAGTTATGTACATGATGATTGCGGCAACCTTATTTGCTGACTACCCTAAAGAAACTAGAATGTCATATGTGAGGAAATATTATGATGCGACCTCCCTTTTTAAAATCAATATCCCAACGCCAGTCATGGCCGGTGTACGTACACCTCTTAGACAATTTGCTTCTTGTGTTCTTGTTGATACCGACGATACTCTTGATAGTATCTTTTCAAGCGATATGGCTATTGGTAGGTACACGGCACAAAGAGCAGGCATAGGAATTAATGCAGGACGCATTAGAGCAATCAACTCTAAGATTAGAGGTGGTGAAGTAGCACACACTGGCTTGATTCCGTTTCTAAAGAAATTCGAATCGACGGTAAGGTGTTGTACACAGAATGGTGTACGTGGAGGTAATGCAACTACCCACTTCCCGCTTTGGCACTATGAGATCGATGACATACTTGTTTTAAAAAATAACAAAGGTACGGAAGACAATAGAGTACGTAGATTAGATTACTCTATTCAACTTAATAAAACTATGTACGAAAGACTTTTATCTGACGGAGATATTACTTTATTTTCACCACATGATGTACCAGACTTATACGAGGCCTTTTATGCTGATCAAGATAAGTTTACTGAGCTATATGAAAAGTATGAACGTAAAACTTCATTAAGAAAACGCAAAGTTAAGGCAATGGAATTATTTTCTGCTCTAGTTAAAGAACGTGCAGAAACAGGACGTATCTATATTATGAACGTCGACCATGCTAATACACACAGTTCATTTAAAGATACTGTGTACATGAGCAACTTATGTCAAGAGATTACACTACCTACAAAACCTTTACAACACATTGACGATCCAGAAGGAGAGATTGCACTATGTATTTTAAGTGCTATCAATGTTGGTACACTAAAAGAATTAGATGATATGGACGAGCTATGTGATTTAGCCGTTAGAGCATTAGACGAGATTATTGATTATCAGAAGTATCCAGTGAAAGCCGCAGAGATATCTACTAAAGCAAGAAGAAGTTTAGGTATAGGTTACATTGGACTAGCACACTATCTAGCAAAGAATGGTGTTAGGTATTCAGATAAGAAGGCACTTACTAAGGTGCATGAGCTAACAGAAGCATTTCAGTATTACTTACTGAAGGCTAGTAATGGGTTAGCAAAAGAAAAAGGAAAGTGTGAGTATTTTGATCGCACTAAATACAGTGATGGCATATTACCTATTGACACTTACAAAAAGGATCTGGACGAAGTTTGCAGTATAAAACTAAAATATGATTGGGATTCTTTACGCACAGACATTCAACAGCACGGTTTACGGCACAGCACATTGTCCGCACAGATGCCTTCGGAGAGCAGTTCCATTGTGTCGAACGCAACCAACGGAATCGAACCACCTAGAGGGTTCTTGTCCGTTAAGAAGTCAAAAAAAGGGCCTCTTAAGCAGATTGTTCCACAGTATCAAACGTTAAAGAATAACTATACTTTATTGTGGGATATGCCAAGTAACGAAGGTTACATAAATATTGTTGCAGTAATGCAGAAGTTTTTTGATCAAGCCATTAGTGGTAATTGGTCGTACAATCCAACTCATTTTGAGAACAATGAAGTTCCAATGAGTGTTATGTTACAAGATATGTTAAAAACATATAAGTATGGATGGAAAACATCATACTATCAGAACACTTATGATTTCAAGAGTGATCCGAGTGAAGAGGAAATTAAGACAGAGACAACAAACTCTTTTGAACCTCAAGTTGGTTTGCCTGATGGTAAGCCTTTAGAGGACGAAGAAGAGTGCGAAGCTTGTGCTATATAGGGAAGAGGAAGTAAACAGTGAGTAAGACAGTATTTAATAGAGAAAAAGTAGACTTTACAAAGAGCCATATGTTCTTTGGACCAGATCAAAACACACAAAGATATGATGTGTTTAAGTTTCCTGTGTTTGATAAATTGAATCAAACAATGCTAGGGTATTTTTGGAGACCTGAAGAAGTAAGTTTACAAAAAGACAGAAGTGATTATGCAAACTTCCGTCCAGAACAAAAGCATATTTTTACTGCTAACTTAAAATACCAAACACTATTAGATAGTGTACAAGGTAGAGGACCATGTTTAGCTTTCTTACCACACGTAAGTATTCCAGAGCTAGAAGGTTGTATTGTTACTTGGGACTTCTTTGAAACTATTCACTCACGTTCATATACACATATTATGAAGAACGTGTATGCAGACCCAACTGAAGTATTAGATACTATCTTAGATGATGATAAGATTATTGAACGTGCAATTAGTGTTACTAAAAACTATGATGCATTTACTGAAGCGGCAGACAATCATATACATCTTAAAAAAGGAACAATGCGAGATGTTAAGAAGAAACTATTCTTAGCAATGATGAACGTAAACATCTTAGAAGGACTACGTTTTTATGTTTCCTTTGCCTGCACATTTGCATTTGGTGAACTAAAACTTATGGAAGGTTCAGCAAAGATTATTAGTTTAATTGCTAGAGATGAATCACAACATCTAGCATTAAGTTTACACATTCTAAAGAATTGGATGCGTGGTGAAGACGATAAAGAGTTTGCCTCTATTGCAAAAGAGTGTGAAGCTGAAGTTTATGAAATGTGGAAGACTTGCGTTGAAGAAGAAAAGGCGTGGGCACATCATTTAATGAAAGACGGATCAATCATTGGACTTAATGAAAGACTATTAGGTAGCTATGTAGAGTTTATTGCTAACAAGAGATTAAAAGCATTAGGATACAAACCAATCTTTGATACACCAACATCACAAAATCCGTTACCTTGGACACAGCATTGGTTGAGTTCATCAGGATTACAAGTAGCACCACAAGAAACAGAAGTCGAGTCGTATATTGTAGGTGGTATCAAACAAGACGTTAGTACAGACTCGCTTAAAGGATTTAAATTATAAATTATGAATGAAACGGAAACTAAGACAATGCCTACAGTCGTTTACTCCAAACCTAATTGTCCGTCTTGTGTAAAAGCAAAGATGTTATTAAAGAATAAAAACATTCCATTTACGGAATCAATCATTGGTAAAGATATTCAAGTTGAAACTCTAATGAAAGAGTTTGAAATGAACAACTTACCGATGCCAAGAACTGCTCCGCAGATTATCCTACACGGTAAGTATGTAGGAGGATATGAAAATTTACTCCAATACATTGACGATCATGGATTGGGTTACGGAGGACATTAATGTTAATTGAAACACCTTATAAAGTTGGAGATGTTGTTACTATTAAACTTACATCAGGCGAAGAGCTTGTTGGAAAGTTTGAAGCTAGTGACGACACACAGATTAAAATAAACAAACCACTTACACTAGTTGCTAGTGAAAAGGGTATTGGATTACAACAGTTCTTGTTTACTGCCGATATGGCAATATCATACAGTATTAAGCACAATGCTATCACTCTAGTTCATAAAACAAGAGGTGAGTTTGCAGAAGCATATACTAAACAAACAAGCAGTATTGTACAAGCACCAGCCGGCATGGCTGACCTAGTTCGCAAATAATCTTACATAAATATTAGTATGCACGAGTTTGTTATAAAAGACAAAGGCCAATTAGTCACGTACACAGAGTACGAAGCTATACCTAATGAGTTCGATCATGTAATTAAGTTCTTACCTGAAGTTCCACCAGAACCTCATACTGAAGAACAGCATGAAGAGATTGAACAATGGAATACAAAGTTGCAAGAACTAATGAAGAAGGAGAGATCATATGCCAGCAGTAACTAGAGTAGGTGACGCCGACGTTGCCCATTGTAGTGGAATGACAAGAGCAGTAGGCTCTCCGAATGTATTTGCTAACAACATTCCAGTTTCAAGACAAGGTGACGTTAACACAGGACATTTACTTCCCCCAGTACCATGTCCATCACATTCGGCACCAATTGCTTCAGGATCAGCAACAGTTAAAACCAATAACGTAGGAACGGGCAGGGTTGGAGACGCAATAGCAGGGTGTACTTCGGTTGCGGCAGGGTCACCTAACGTATTTGCCGGGTAATTTCGCCAATTACGGTACCTACAAGCCACAATTACTAACAATATATACAAAAACAAATAATTATTATAGAATATAGGAGAACAATTATGTCATCTATTCATGAACAGATCATAAGCGAATACGAAAATTACTTGAAAGAGTCAGAGTCTTTCGATACTAAAAACGTAAAAGCCTCGGCGGCAAGAGCACGTAAGGCTTTAGGTAACATTGGTAAACTTGCTAAAGATCGTAGAAAAGAAATCCAAGAAAAGAAAAATTCTTTATAGGATTTTTAAAGCTAATATGGGACGGGTCTTCATTGACTCTGTCCTATATTTGTATGCACATAATTATATAACAATTTCAATAAATACTCTAGTAGAAAAGTATTACTCTACAAACACAATCAAGGATAGAATAAGATAAGATATGAGTGAGAGAATAGTAGGCAAGCTAAAATGGTTTGATGCCAAAAAGGGTTACGGATTTATAAGTCCCAATGATGGTGGTCAAGATGTATTTGTACATATATCAGCCTTTGAAGCGGCACAAATAACAAACATCGCAAACAAGATGTTGCTAGAATTTGAACTTGTTGACAACCGAGGACGAATGATTGCAGGCAATCTAGTACGTCCTGATAACTTCAATAGATAATTAGATACTTTTAAAAGGTTTAGGCGTTCCGTCTGGGCTTAATACCAATTCACCAGTATCAGAGAACGCACCACACATACGACCGTTGGATCCTGGACCATAATATTTTACGGGTTTGATTTCTATAGCTTCGCCATCTCTGACAACTGTTCTTTTATAGTTCTCAGACTTGACTCCTCTTTGCTTTACTCCAGCCATGTTACTTTCCTAACTTCGCTTTCAAGGCCGCTCTCTTTTGTTCAGCAAGTGCCGCCTGGCGTATTTTTCTACCTAGTGGTAGACGTTGTATCATTTCGTACATTCCGCCTTTTTTGGCTTCCCATTCTACTCTGACTTCTTTGCTTTTAGTATTGCCTTGGAAGGATTTGACTGCCTTTCTTAGGCTTGTTGACTCTTTGGTTTCTACGTTCTCGCCATCGTAGAAAGTATATGTTCTCATTTTGGGCATGGTAATTCCTTTGACGTTAGTTATGCCAGAACAGTAATATATGCACTTAAATAGGTTAAATATAGCTGTAATTGATGACAGCAACGTATGTCATAAGAACAGGACCCGGGGGCGGTACCCGGCGCCTCCACCATAAACACATTTACCGAGTGTGCTTATGATGGGGGCGAAATAGGATCGACTGGCTTGTTAAGGTTGAACGAGATTACCGGGATGTAAGCTCCGTTAACGCGAACAAACGTTATAGATGCAAACGATAATGCACTATCCAACGTAACTTTTGTAGATTTTTCTGCACCAGTTACTGCGGTGAATGAGGATTTTGCCCTAGCGGCATAATCACTCGGGGTTGGCAACTTACCTAGCAACAGAAAAGTTGCGCCTATTACTACATAGACTACGACTATAATAGCTTAGACTAAAAAATCAAATAAATATATCGCTAGGTGAGAAGGAGTAATTATAATGCCACCACGCAATCATAGAAATTGGTTAAAAGAACCAAACGTCGAATATATTAGTAGCGAGTGCTATAACAATCAAGACATACACGATCAAGAACAAGAACAAATCTTTAGTAAGGTTTGGATACCTATGTGTCATAAGAGTGAACTACCAAACGAGTTAGACTTTAGAACAACACAGATAGCAGGTGTAAATGTTATCGTGTACAACACAGGTAAAGTATTCAAAGCATATCGTAACTACGGTAGCTGGCCACCAGCAGGAACACTAGAAGCACCTATTGTAACTGTTGAACCGCAGTTGCATTTGGAAGTAAAGCACGGAGGTATGATATGGGTAACACTTAATCCTGATCCTGACCAAACTGTAGAACAATGGACGGCAGGTGCATTTGATTGTATTGCTGATGCTATTGATACAGAGGAACTAGAAGTGTTTCATTATCACAAAGCAATCATTCCTACCAACTATAAACTGTGGCATGATACCAACAGTGAATTCTATCATGACTTCATGCACTACTTTAATCGTATAACAGGATTCAACGATGAATACTTTGCTCGTAAGAATATTGCGTTCGATAATGGTCATGTGAATGTAAGTTCTTTTACTGTCAACTATACAGAGTTTGATAAAGATGGAGATAGAGGAGAGTTAAGTTTTCCTAACTTGCCACCCAACCAATGGTATATGGTAGACTTGTTCCCAGGCTTTAACTTTAACCTACGTGGTAGTGCTTATCGTTCAGATAGTGTTACTCCACTAGGACCTAATAGTGTACTAATTGAGTTTAGGGGTTATGGATTAAAGAAGGACACACCAGAAGAACGGCAAACACGTATTAGGCACCATAATACTATCTGGGGTCCTTTTGGCAGAAACTTGCATGAAGACTTGCTAGGTGTTACAGGACAGGGAGCATCAATGGCTCCAGGTACTGAACGTAGGAACATTTTACATGGTAGACACGAGAATTCAACTATACATGATGAAGTTGGTATGCGTCACTATTATGCAGAATGGGGCAAATACTTAGACGTAAACCCATCTAATCCATTGACATAACGGTTACGTTGTGTTATAATTAACTTGTTAATAATAATTAGAAGGAACTAGTATTATGACGGGTTTAGAAATTTGGGGTATTGTACTCCTAGTTGGTGGAATCATTCATCAAATAGATCCAAGTCTACTATCAGTTTGCATTTCTGGATGTAATTAATAGTAAGTGGGGGATTAGCTCAGCCGGGAGAGCGCCTGATTTGCATTCAGGAGGTCAGCGGTTCGATCCCGCTATCCTCCACCACACCACTCACGGGGGTGTAGCTCAGTTGGTTAGAGCGTCCGCCTGTCACGCGGAAGGCCGAGGGTTCGAGTCCCTTCACTCCCGCCA